GAGAAGGTGGAAGCCCTTCAGGACAGCATCCGGAGGATGGTCAACTCCCAAGAATGGAAGGACGCAAAGACCTTCGGAGAAAAGATGAAAATCGCATGGGACAAAATCATCGCGGAGCCGTTCAGTGAGTGGTGGAACGGCACCGGCAAGGCATGGTTATCGGAAAAGGCGGCATCAATCGGAACAGGCATCGGCAGCGGCATCAAAACCGGCCTGCTGGCGCTTCTCGGCATCGACGTGAGCGACACCCTGAACGAAGGCAAGGACGTAGGTTCCAGCTTCCTGCAGGGTTTTAAGGAAGGCTTTGACACAGAGGAGATAACCAAGGCCCTCAAGGAATGGGCAGAGAACAACAAGGAGATCGTCGCGGCGCTCGGCATTATCATCGGAGGCAAGCTCATAGGCGGCGTGTACAGAGGCGTAAAGGAGGCCAAGAGCCTCGTCACGGACATTAAGAACATATTCGGAAAAGGCAGCGGGAATACCGTGCCGGGCGCGACTCCTTCCGCATACACAACAACCACAATGACGGTAACGGCCAACGTGGTCAACGTATACGGCACGAGCGTGAACAACGCAGGGCAAGCAGCCAAGGACATTATAAAGACAGCCGGAGGAGCTGCAGGAGGAGCAGCACTCGGCGCAGGAGGAGCAAAAGCCCTTCTGACAGCCGTCGGAACGGCTCTCGGCAGCACAGCGGCAACGGCAGCAGGAGCCGCCGCAGCGGGAGCTGCAGGAAGCACGGGCATTATCGGAGGCATCCTCGGGCTCGGCAGCGCAGTGATCGACCTTTTCCAAGGCATTGGCAAAGGCAAAGCTGGAGACGCCAAGGGAGCCAAAGACGAGTACGTCACAGCAGGAGCCAAGGCCGGCATGGTAGCGGCAGGAGCCGGAGCAGGCGCGGCAATAGGATCTGTCGTGCCCGGCGTAGGAACGGCAATCGGTGCGCTCGTAGGGGCCGGCGTCGGAGGCATCGGTGCCCTCTTTGGAGGGGATAAGGCCGGCAAGGCACTGTCGGATGCAAGCGATTCCGGGGGTTGGCTGTCTAACGCAGGAAGCGCAATAGGCGATTTCTTCACCGACACGCTCCCGGAGGGATGGAATAACTTCTGGGGCGGTGTGGGCGGCTTTTTCGCCACCAGCGTGCCAAACTGGCGGAACAAGCTAACGACCGGCATATCCACGTTTTTCACGGCGACCATACCGGAGAAATGGGGCGAATTCTGGGAGGGCGTCAGCAACTTTTTCACTGAAACCGTGCCCTACGCAATAGGGTACGCAATCGGCAAGGCCGAGATTTTTTTCATGCAGGACGTGCCAGTGTTCTTCGGAAACCTATGGAGCGGCATCACGACGTTCTTCACTTCAACGCTCCCGACATGGGCATCCAATATATGGAACGGGCACATTGTTCCCTTCTTCACGCAGAGCATTCCGATCTTCTTCGCGAACCTGTGGGGCGGAATCAGCACGTTTTTCACGTCGACGCTTCCCACATGGGCAGCGAATACGTGGAACAATAACATCGTCCCTTTCTTTACCCAAAGCATCCCGAATTTCTTTGGGGGCCTATGGACAGGAGTGACGACATTCTTTACCAGCACACTGCCAACATGGGCATCAAACACTTGGAATAACAACATAGTGCCATTTTTCACCCAGACCATACCCGGCTTTTTCTCAAGCCTGTGGAATTCAGTGACCGGCTTTTTTACCCAAACGCTGCCAACATTGGCGTCCACTGTGTGGGAAAGTATAAAGAGCTTTTTCACCAACTCGATCCCGAACTTCTTTAGGGCTTTATGGGGAAAGATATCGGGCTCCTACAGCGCAGGTTACAGCACCGCGACAGGCGGATCGGCACAACCACACGCTGCTGGTGGTATCCTCACCCGACCCCACCTGGGGCTTGTGGCCGAGGCCGGGCCGGAGGGTATCATCCCGTTGAGTCCGAGCAAGAGGAGCCGAGGGATCGACCTCTGGCAGCGGGTGGGCGTAATTCTGGGGGCAATGCCGAAAGTCCCGGAGTTGGCAAGCCGGGCCATTATCAATCCGGCGCTGGATGCCCTGCCGAAGGTACCGCAATTGGCCGGTTACGCCACTATCAAACCGATGCTGGATACTTTGCCGAGCATTCCCGAACTAACCGGCAGGGCAATTTACCAAGCTGAGGCACACGCTGCTGGTGGTATCCTCACCCGACCCCACCTGGGGCTTGTGGCCGAGGCCGGGCCGGAGGGTATCATCCCGTTAAGTCCAAGCAAGAGGAGCCGAGGGATCGACCTCTGGCAGCGGGTGGGGGATCTGCTGGGCATCCGGCCATACGCGGACGGAGGCATCGTCGAAAGCGCAGAAGCCGAAGACGACGACATGCCGGTCGTGGTCGGGGGCGGCAGCGGAGGCGTCACGATCAAGATCGACGTCACAGCAAATCCGGAGTTTACAATAGGCACCGGCGACAGCGCGGACGACGAGAGAATCCTCACCGTGCTGAAAGGCTACATCCGCAGCATGGCCGACGACATCGGCGACGAGCTGGCGGAACGGCTCGCCCGCATCTTCGCAAACATGCCAGTCAAAGCGTAAGGAGGAGCGCGATGGATATGGACATCTACATCACAGACATCGAAACCGGATCGCGGATCGCGCTGTCGATGCTCCCGGAGAGAGTAAAGCTCCAGATTTCCGGCAAATTCCAAAGCTACGATGTGATAAACGCCGGGGAGATCAAAATCCCGAAAGGCCAGAAACTGACCGCGATATCGTGGGATGGGACGCTTCCCGGCGCAAGCCGGAAAAACGCGAGCTACATCAAGGCGCAGCATTGGCAGGCGCCGAACGCGGTCATCAATATCCTGGAGGGCTGGCGCAAGGGCGGGAAAAAGCTGAAACTCATGGTCACGGAGACGGTGATCAACCACGACGTGTATCTCGACTCCTTCAGCGCAACCGCCCAGGGCGGCAATGGGGACTATGACTACGGCATCGACTTTGTGGAAGCCAAGGGAATAACGGTCTATACCGTGAATGAGCTGGGGCTGAAACCGGCAGCCCCGACCAACAACAACGTGAGCACGAATACGCGGCCCGCCCCGCCGCAGCCGAAGACCTATACCGTCAAATCCGGGGACACCCTGTGGGCGATCGCGAAGAAATACCTCGGCGCGGGAAACCGGTACTCGGAGATTTACAGCGCGAACAAGAGCGTCATAGGCAGCAACCCGAACCTCATTAAACCGGGGCAGGTGCTCACCATACCAAGCTAAAGGAGGCGGGCGAGCATGATAGACATTTCAAAGGTTGAATACCAGCTGCTCCTCGTCACCGAAGCGGGAACCGAGCTCGATATCACGAACGCGGCAGAAGATCTCGGCTGGGAGGAGGGGGAGTCGGAGCTGGCGCTCCGGATTTCCTTCTCGGCACACAACGTCATGCACAACGGGAAAAGGTTGGCGAGCCTGGCAAAGCCCGGATGCATCGTCGCGGTCATCGCGGACTGGGGAGTCAGCAAGGAGGAGGTCGCAAGGGCGAAAATCACCGAATGGGACCCGCAATACAGCGGAAGCGGAGATACCGTCGCCATCACAGCCTACGACGACCTGATCAACCTGCAATCGAGCCAGGACAACCGATACTACAGCGCCGGCACCGGAACGAAGTCGGCGATCACCGCCATATTCAACGACTGGAAAATTCCTATCGGCGAGTACAAGGGGCCGGATGTCAGCCATGCAAAGACCCTTTTCAAATCGCAGTATTTGAGCGACATCATCGTCAGCCTGCTGGACGACGCGGTGAAGAAGGGCGCGCAAAAGAGCGTCCTGCGCTGCTCCAAGGGCAAGGTTTACGTCCTACCGGAAGGCAGCAACAAGACAATATACCACTTTGACGAGGATACAAACGCCACGGTCGCAAGAGACAAAATCAGCACGACGAATCTCATAACGAGGGTAAAGGTGGTCGGCAAAGAGGACAGCGCCGGCAAGCAGGCCGTGGAAGCGGTTCTCGACGGACTGACACAATACGGCGTCCGTCAGCAGATATACGTCCGCGAAGAAGACGATTCACTGACCACAGCGAAAGCAGCGGCGCAGAAAATCCTTAACGAACGAGGCAAGCCTGAATATCTCCGGAGCATTATGGCACCTGACGTCCCGACCATTCGCAAGGGTGACCAGGTTTATATCAAGGCGGGCACCCTCGACGGATACTACATCGTCAAGGCGGTACGGCACAACGCGGACAATCAGACCATGTCGATGGATATCAAGCTACCAGAGCAGCCGAAAGCCCAGTCCACCGAGCAAGGCACCACCGAGACGGTGGACTTCAAAACGGGCGACCTCGTGGAGATCATCAGCTCCGCAGATAACTACTACCCCGGAGGCTCCCGCATTCCGGCGTGGGTGAAAGACGACTATTACCACAGCATCACCCAGACGACATATGGGGGTAAGGAGGTTACAAAAGGCGGCGTGAAGTGCATGCTGCTCGGCAAAAAGCAGAAAAAGACCGGAGGAAGCTCAATCGCCGGCATCAACACATGGACGAACGTCGCATATCTCAGGAAGGTTTAAGGAGGACACGGCATGAGTGCAAACGGGAACCCAGGCATCAACAAGCTCGGGCGAGTCCTCCAAGAGCGAATGACGGCGTGCGGGGAATCTCCCCTTCTGCTCGATTTCGGCACCATTCAGGAGGACTACAGCCTACTGACAAACACATACCCCATACCCATACCCAAAACGGATTATACCGTCTGTCGGCAGCTTACGCTGGGCGCGGCGGAAGGATATTTCACGACCACGGCAACGGATGGCCTCCACGACCACGGACCCAGCGGCGGGCACGAGCAATCCATAGGAGACGGCGTCCATACCCACACGGATGAGGGCATTCACCGGCACGACGTTCTGATCCCGGAGACAATGCGAAAGCTGAAACCCAAAGACAGGGTACTGGTGGCATGGGTACAGAACGAGGCGGTGGTGGTTGATATCGTCTTGCCGGCAACATCGGTTTAAGGAGGGACGCGAATGGCAGAGAAAAACCAACTTTACCCGACCTTCGACGTTCCGGAGATCTCCACGGTAACGGCTGCTGAGGAGCAAAAATACAAGCCCAGCGTTTACTTTGACTATAGCATAGGGGACTTTCGGCGCGACGGTGCTGGAAAGATAGCCGTCGCCGATGGGCGCGAAGCATACAAGCAGTGGTGCTTGAAGACCGTGATGACGGAGCGCCTCGCCCACCTTTCCTATAACAGCGACATCGGAACCGAGACAAGGGACGCGCTCGCGCAGGCGGACGTCGAGGCCGTGAAATCGGCAATGGAGCGGACGATTACAGAGGCGCTCATGGTCAACAGAGCGACCGAGTACGTCCGGGATTTTGCATTTACCCATGCGGGCGATGAGCTCCGGTGCAACTTCATCGTCAAGGGCAAGGACTGGGAGGAGGTGCGCCTCACGGCGTATTTTACAACGTAAGGAGGTGAGAACATGGCAAGACCAGAATTCATCTCGCCCTCGTGGATGGACGGGCAAGACAGCGAGACGATCCACAAGCGCATGATGGACGCCCTGCCTCCGGATATCGACACCACGCAGGGCGGATTCCCGTGGGATTTTACCAAGCCGACAGCGGACGAAAAGGCAGAGCTGCTCGAATTCGAGCTCATGGAAGGGCTGAAGCTCATGCACCCCATGTGGGCGTATGACACGTGGCTCGACCTGCACGCAAAAGAGGTCGGCCTGACCCGCAAGGAGGCGAACCCCGCCTCCGGATACCTGACCATCACGGGCGTGCCAGGGACCACAATCCCCGAGGGCTTCATCTTCGCGGTACCGGCGACAGGAGGAACCGCAGCCATAGAATACAGCGTCGTCGAGAATACCGATATTGACCCCGGGGGAAGCGCCAACGTTCTCGTGCAGGCGGTTATCCCGGGCATAGCCGGAAACGTAGCGGCGAACACCATCACTATCATGGCGACGCCGATGACCGGCATCACGGGGATCGCCAATGAAGAACCTATGACGGGTGGCACCGAGCGCGAGAGCGACGATGACCTGTGGCAGCGCATTGACGACGTCAACGCCGGCGCGGGTGAATCCTTTGTTGGCAACGACGCGGATTACAAGCGATGGGCGGAGGAAGTCAGCGGCGTCGGAACGGCGCTCCCGATCCCGGAATGGGACGGTCCCGGAACGGTGAAAATCATCCTTCTGGACAGCAACGGCGACCCCGCCAGCCCGACGATCATCGCGGCGGTTTATGAATACATCGTAAGCCCGAGCGACCGAATGCAGCGCAAGGCTCCAATCGGCGCTACGGTCACGGTAGACAAACCGAATGAGCTCATGATCAACTACGCATTCATGCTGACGCTTGAAACAGGATACACGGCTGAAGCGGTCGTAACGGCGTTCAAAGCGGATCTTTTGAAGTATTACGTCGAGGCTAAGGAGGAAGGCGTGGTGCGCTACAACCGCGTGGCCGCTGTTCTCACCGGGCTGGAAGGCGTCATCGACCACACGGGCCTGCAGATCAACGGGGGCACCGCGAATGTTGCAATCAACGACGACGAATACCCCATCACGGGTACCGTCACAGCCACAGCATCGTAGGGGGTGGATGAATGAGCAGCTTAACCAACATCCCCTCCACGGAGACAGGGAAAAGGATGCTCCGGAGCGTTTCGCCGATTTACGACAAGTCCTACGTCGCAAGGTGTCTATTCGAAGCCATGGGCCTCGAAATGGAGGAAGCACGGAAATACGTCGATGAATTCAGGTACCAGGTGTTCCCTGAAACAGCGACATGGGGACTTGTTTACTGGGA